GTACCGCGAACTCGCCGGCGAAGACACCATCCACAGCATGACGGTCACGGTAATCAGCGATGACGGGTGCGCCGAAATGATCTATTGGGGTGCTCGCGGGGCCCGGCGGCTCACTGTCACTGACGAGTGCGCGGAAACGCCGGAAGACACCGAACTGGAGTGCGAACGCAGCGAGGAGGAGGCGTGCTAAGGCTACGTGGTGCGCCGGGTCGCCGAGCCGTGCTTCTTGCCACCGGGGGCATAGTCCTTTGTCCACCGGGAGATCGTGCCCGCAACGAAAACGTGCTGGATGGCGCGCTCAAGGTCGGCCGGGCCAACATCCTTCTCGCGCAGCCCGGGAAGCCGCTCACGGATCTCGGCGCGGTCCCGCTCGTTGGCGGCGTCACGCCGGACTATGCGCTTGGCGATCTCCGCCAGCTCGTCCAGTTCTTTCTGCACGTCGTCATCCACGCCTTCATTGTGATGGGTATCGCGGTTGCGATGCAAGGTCACGACCCGGATAGCTTAACACGTCGCGATTCAGGATAGCGATTCTGGTTGCAGGTTGCGTAACGATCGGGATTGCAACTAGAGTCGTCATCGCACCACCATGCAAGCCCGCCAACCCATCGGAATCCTGAGCCGGAAAGTCGGTATCGGCCGTGACACGCAACTCCATCCCCACTCCTCACGGTGGGCTGATCTTCAGGTCCCGCGCTGAAGCTAGATGGGCGATCTTCTTCGACCATCTCGGACTGAAGTGGGAGTACGAGGCGCAGGGCTTCAACACCGACGGCGAGTGGTATCTGCCCGACTTCCTGATCTTCGCCCCACTCGGCAACATCTGGGCCGAGGTCAAACCCAACTGGTGGGAAGACCCTGAGGGTGTAGCCAAGTTTCAGCGGTTCGTAACGCAACGCCCGCAGCCCTCGCGCGCCCTCCTGATCACAGGGGTGCCTTCTATTCACAGCAGGCCCCACATCTACGGCGGGGACGACACCCAGGACAACCCGCTCAAGGGCGGCTGGGAAGACGACACGCAGGAATGGCGGCCATGCCCGAGCGGCCACCACTTCGACCTCGCGTTCCCCGGCCGCTTCGGCGCCAGATTCGCTGAGGATGAGTGCCCAGACTACTTCGGCGGCCAGGGCGAGGACCGGATCCGAGAGGCGTGCGAGGCCGCGCTCTCAGCCCGATTCGTCAAGCGCGACAACGGTCCGACCGGATCGGCGGCGTAGGTGCCTGCGGGGGAACTCCACATCCAGTTGTCGGTGAACTTTCCCGACAACCGGAAGGTCCGCGCCCTCATCCGCTACGGGCGTGAGGCCCGCCCGGCGCGTGACCTCTATGCCCAGATGCTTCTCTACTGCAAGGAAAACAAGTCAGATGGTTCCGTGCCCGCCGAGCAGATCGGGCTGCTGTGTTATCCGGACCCAGAAGCCATCGGCAAGCGGCAGGCCGGATACCTGGTAGCCGTTGGCCTGTGCAAGCAGGTCGCAGACGGGTACTTGGTGACCGGCTGGCTCAAGCGCAACCCGAGCCGTGAGGCCATTGAGCGGAAGTCGCGCGCCAAGTCCCGCGGCGCCCGGCTGGCCAACCATCGCCGCTGGCATGTTGAGACTGAGATCCCCGACCCGGCATGCGAATGGTGCCGCAAAGAGGATCAGACTACTGATCAGACTACTGATCGAAGTAGAGATCAGAATACTGATCGAAATTCTGATCCACCTCCGGACTCAGACCGTCTCTCTGTACTGAAACGGTCTGAGTCCACAGAGACAGAGTCAGAGTCAGAGACAGAGTCAGAGGTAATAAACCCTCTTGGTCGGCAGGAGCCGGCCGGGAAGCGGATCGAACCTGGTTCAGACAGCGACCCGGACTTCTGCGCGTTCTGGGATGTCTACCCGCGCAAGGTCGCCAAGGGCCAAGCCCGCAAGGCGTACAAGACCGCCGTCGTCAAGCGCGGCGTCGACCCGAAAGAGATCATTCTCGGAGCCGAGCGCTACCGCGATGACCGGCGCCGCAAGTCGCGGGACATCGAATACACCAAGCATCCCGGCACGTGGCTGAACGGCGAGTGCTGGCTTGAGCAGCACGAGGACGACTCCAGCGACACACCCGGTCCCGGTTACTCAAACTCCCCATGGGACAACTGATGAGCGCCCAGGCTGACGTGCTCCGTGAAGTGCTGCTGCCGAAATTCAGCGAGCTAGGCCAGATCCGCAAGACCGCCAACGGATTCGATGTGTGCTGCCCCGCCCACGAGGACAGCAAACCCTCGCTGAGCGTCGCCGTCGGGACCACCCAGCCGGTGGTGCTGGACTGCAAGGCGGGCTGCGAGCCAACGGACATCCTCGCCAAACTTGGGCTCACGTGGGCTGACCTGTGCGCGCCGCGTGACGAGCAGCAGAAGCCCGGCGGCGAATGGACCCCGCACGGTGAGGCGGTCGCGGTCTACGACTACGTGGATGAGTCCGGTGAGCTGCTGTTCCAGGTGCTGCGTACCGCGGACAAGGCGTTCCCGCAGCGCGTCCCGGACCGGTCACGCAAGACCGGCTGGCGCTGGAGCCTCGGTGACACCCGCCGTGTCCTGTACCGGCTTCCGAAGGTCATCGAAGCGGTGCAGGACGGCGAGTTCATCTACATCTGCGAGGGCGAGAAAGACGTCCATGCGCTTGAGGCCGCAGGTGTCGTAGCCACCTGCAACTCCGGCGGGGCCGGGAAGTGGCGCCACGAATACTCCGAGTACCTCGTTGACGCAACCGTCATCATCATCGCCGACAAGGACTCACCCGGCCAGGCTCACGCCCGGCAGGTAGCGGCCAGCCTTGAGGACATCGCCGCCGCGGTCGAGATCCACGAAGCCGCCGGCGAATTGAAGGATGTCTCGGAGCACCTCGCCGCCGGGCACACGCTCGCCGAGATGGAGATCACCTGGCGCGGCGAGGAACCCGCCACCGACCTCGCGCCGGACCTGTACGAGTTCCTGGCCGTCGTTGACCCGCCGAACGCCTGGGTGATACCGGAACTGCTCGAACGCGGGGACCGGCTCATCTGGACCGGCTTCGAGGGTCTCGGCAAAAGCGTCGTCATCCGCCAGCTGGCCGTGTGCGCCGCCGCCGGATCGCATCCGTTCACGGGGGAGCCGATGGAGCCGCAGCGTGTCCTGTTCATCGACTGCGAGAACCCCGACCGAAAATCCCGCCGTCACTTCCGCAACCTTGAGCGGATCGCCCGCGGCCGGGGAACACCGGTCCCGGAGGGGACGCTGCGAATCCTTCAGAAGCCAGCGGGTATCGACCTGACCCGCGAGGAGGACCGTGCATGGCTGCTTGAGCGGGTCACCGCGCACCGGCCGGACCTGCTCGTGTGCGGCCCGTTCTACCGGCTCCATGCCACGGACACCAACGACGAGGCCGCTGCCCGCACGGTCGTCTCCGCACTGGATGAGGCGCGGCTCAAGGTCGAATGTGCGCTCATCACCGAAGCGCACGCCGGGCACGGCGACAGTACGAACCGCAGTATCCGGCCGACCGGTTCAAGCCTGCTGATGCGCTGGCCCGAGTTTGGTTACGGCATCAAGCCGCTCGGTGAGGCGGATGAGAACGGCCGCGCCCGGCTCGTCGCGGTCCTGCCCTGGCGCGGGCCGCGCGAGGAACGCCACTGGCCCCGCGAACTGATGTGGGGCACCCACGAATACGACTGGCCGTGGAAAGTCGCCGACGGCCTGAATCTCGCTGGCCAGGGCCTCCGGGCCGTCCCCGATTGAAGCAGGAGAACGATCAAATGAGCACACCCGTCACCCTTCGGGGCCGGCTGACCAGAGACCCCGAGTTGCGATTCTCGGCCAGCGGCAAGCCGGTCACAAAGTTCGCTGTCGTCACGTCCCGGCGGGTCAAGGACCAGCAGACCAGCGAATGGTCCGACGCCGACACCACGTTCTGGGACTGTGTTGCGTTCGGTGAGCTCGCACAGAATGTCGCCGACTCAATCGAGAAAGGCACCGCGGTTGTCGTCACCGGCAATGCCTCCCAGGAAGAGTGGGAAGCGAAGGATGGCACTAAGCGCAAGTCCATGAAGGTCACGGCCGAGGATGTGGCCCCGTCGCTGCGGTTCGCGTCGGCGAAGATCGCGCGGGCGTCCCGGACCGGCCCTAAAACCTCGAGCACTGCGGCGGCCGACGCTGACCCGTGGGCGAATGAGGCGCCGTTCTGATGGCCACCCTCACCCTCGTCCCGAAATCTCAGGAGCAGGTCCCGCAGCCACACGGGCCCTGCACTGCTCCCGGCTGCCTGAAGCCCACCCGCCTGTACCCGGGTGGCTGGCGCTGCGACGACCACAAGGCGCGGCCGTTCACCTCGGACATTCTCGGCCAGGATCCGCGGGAGGCGGCATGACCACCTCAACGCTGGCCGACGCCTGCCAGGCGGACATTCATCACCCCGGGGATCTCCCGGCCGTTCTCCCGCATCGTCCCCCCGTGGATGAGAACGGTTCCCTGCGGGCTGAGTACGAGTGCCCGTGTGGTCGTTCGTGGACTTGCTGGTGGGACGCGGAGGCTGCGGAATGGCCGATCGAGCGAGTGGAGGCAGCATGAGCAACGGCTGGATCAAGCCCACCGAGGACACCGCCCTGCCGGACCCGGCCGACCCGCTCGACGTCGAGTGGACGCTGCGGTATGGCGACCCGGAACGCGCCGACCTGCTGTGGGCGGCTGCGGTGATCAGCGCATACAAGCATCTGATGGAGGGATCCACATCATGACCACCACCCTCGCCCCACCCGATGTGGCGGAGTCCTTCCGCCGCGACACGGCGAAGCATGAGATGACCGTCCTGCATGACGACGGCCTGTACCGGCACCTGCGGTTCAGGTCCCCGGAGAACGGCTTCTACTGGTTCGACCTCGTGACGTGGCCCGGTGTCCTCGCCATCAACGGCGATATGGCCGGCTACATGTTCGCTCGCCTGACGGACATGTTCGAGTTCTTCCGCTCCGGCGCGTTCGGGAGCGACAGGATCAACCCCGGCTACTGGGCCGAGAAGATCCGCGCCGG